ATACACAAACCCATAGATCCCTTATTTTCCCTAGGTTTCCCACGGTATCCCCTACCCTTATTTTTTTATGATCCTACGGTTATTCTTAAGGATTTTTTGGGGGAGATCTCAGGAATTCCAGAGGATCAAAGGCAATGGGGGACTTTTGACGGGACACCTAACGATATACCCTACTGAATTTTTGTAGTATTTTTGAAACTAGTTCACTAATAAGACCATTAAGGGTAGCCCCCAGTACTAGTCCTGAGGTGGATATTAATCAGTCCTTAGTATATACTATAGGTAACCCTGGCCTACCCCCCTATAGTGTAACTTCTAAGAGCTATCCCAGGTATACCAAGGGATTCCCGAGGTTTTACACTCGGGTTACCCACCTAGGATTCTCTATGTTTCCTATGAACTTATCTAGTTGTTCTTGTAACTGTTGTTCCTTAAACTCTTTCTTAGCATCATCCTCATCAATACCTACGGTATCCACGATAGCTCCTAAGGCAATTCCTAGGGCATCTAGTCTATCATCGTGTCTCAGACATCCTCGAGTACGATTAATATGTGTTAATTGATACATTAATCCATAAGGTAGTTTCATAGGGTCACTTAAAGACTGATTAATATCTCTGTTTACCATACTTTTATCAAATACTAATTTATGTTGATTCATTAATGGTTCAAGAGTATCAATAATTCTTAGTTCCTTCTGTTTATTACTTCTTACTTCTTCTATGCTTGCAGGATATATTTTCTTTAACACTGGACGTAGTAATTGATCAAACATACCATCACCGAAGTTACTCTCGATGTAAATCACTGATACATTATTATCTTTTGCTATGTGTGCTAACTTAAATAGATTATCTTCATTATAGCCACCCTGCATACCACCACAGTCAACTACATAGATTCTACCGTGCAAATACTTAATTACTGCATATCCCATCTCGTCAGCACCACGTCCTGAGGGATCTATGGACATAATACTGTATTGATACTCAGTAAACTCCTTATCGATATACTGAGGGCTATGTAGAGCATCCCCTGTAAAGCCCAAATTTGGTATATCAAGGACGTTTTCTCTTGCAGAGGAGTAAGATATACCTATTGGTCCTTTATCCTTAGGAACGTCCATTATGATCAAATCAGACTGCTTTAAAGGGTACTTATCTGCATCTGATAATGTTGTATCTAATTGATACTGTAATCGATAGTATGTCTTACCTACAGATGCTTCCCTTTCTAGTAGATCTTCATTGGTAAATCTAGTGTCAGTTACAGTGCCTGCAGTAGCCCCTGAGAGGCTCATATTTTCGATATAAGGGGCTAATTTTCCTTCGTAGACCTCAGGTTTCTCTGGAATACGAGAAGGCCAAATACGGACAAGGAAGCCTTTCTCAACAAACCTATTATAGATACTATCACCTGTTTGTGGTGTACCTAGTGCTACAATATTTGCATCAATATTTGTCTGTAGAATAGAGTCAAATTCATTGATTTGTTGGTGAATTTTAGCACGCATTATCTCTGTAGCTGAGTTAATAGATGTTTCTACGTCATCAGCAATCAACAATGATGCACGATTACCTTGCAGCTGAGAATTAATACCTAGACATTTAACACTAGGCTGTACCGTAGCCTTACATCCAGATACATCAAATGCCATTACAGAGTTACGCTGAGTAGGCCCAGGACGTAAATGTTCTAGCAAAGGTACTTCAACTAATAGTTTGTGTATAAATGTACTGATTGATGTGGCGTGTGGTCCACTTGCAGAGACAATCAATACTTTCTCATTAGGATTGCGTAACAATCTCCAGGTTGCATATGCTCCTGTAAGATATGTCTTACCAACACCTCGGAAAGCCTCGATAAGTAATCGTCTGTGACCTTCTTGTAGTGTTGCCGCAATATCCCTCTGTATAGGCGTAGCCTTTGGTAAACCAATTTGCTGCCAGACGTAATCTACGTAGTCTGGAAAGCTTTTTACCAATCTCTCGATGTCCTGCATACTACTTTTTCTCCATTCGAATACCAGATAATATAATAGAATCATTAAAATAATCTAGCGATTCTTTACCACCTTCGTGACGAGTCATAGCTCGAATTAAGGATAACATCTGTTCATCTGAGTATGTTAAAGGTGTATCACGACCAATACCAGTTTGACTTTCAACACTTCGAATGTATGCTTCGGTATTATTCTCTTTTCCGTTTGGTGCATACACTGGTAATATGTCCTGGATAGTCTTTAGACCTCGTTTACCTTTAGTTTTAATGTCTCTAGCTAACGCTCGTACACCATACTCAGGAGTTTGGAAGATTTCGAATGCTCCAGAGGCTACATCACCACCAGGATCGTTTCCCTTGGCCTTACCTTCCCAAGGAATACCAAAATCCTTAATATTACCTGGATTATTGTTCCTGACATTACGTGGTCGCTTCTTTGAGCTATCTAATTTTAGTTCATCCATAATTCATCTTCTTTTTCTAAGAAACTTTGTACCAAATTAGCCATAGGCTTACTTTCAACGATGTCTGCAGTGATCTCATTGTCTTTTAAAAACTTTAAGATCGCTGACAGTTCACCAGGAGCGAGTCTTTCGCCCCCAGTGATTAAGTCATTGAAGTAAGCAGCCATTTGTTCGTGAAGTCCATTTAAAACTTCCAAATCAGCTTTCTTACTCATATTTCCTCCTTAAGGACTTATTGGTGTGTTTTCAAACCATTTCATATACAGAACCTTGTTTTGATTATCAACAGAAGCTCTATTTTTCTCAACTTCTGCTAGTAATTCATCTAAACGATCTGAATAACGATTTAAAAACTCTTTTTTAGCTGCTGCTTTAGCATTACTAAACAATTGACCTATTTCATACTTTTTAGTACCTGGAACATCATAATCCACACCATCAGGCATAGCTTGATAAGATGCACTATCAACCAAATAGTTTAAACGACCTTCAAGATCTACGTGACTATTTAAAAGCTCACGTAATTTCCAATGATCTTCAGCTTCAAGTTCAATCTCACTACTTTTATGAACAATTTTGTCACTCATAGGTAGTTGATTAACTTTCAAACGCATTAGCTCCTGTCGTCCAATTTCAGTTGTAGGTACTAACTGAGGCATACCTAAGAAAGATACTAAGTCTTGCTCTTTACCAAATATATCTAAAGCTGGTCTGTTAAGATACGGAGCATACTTTTTAGTTATATTTTCCCAAACACCTTTAGCTTCTTTAATAGATTCGCCTTGTTCAGAGTTCATAAAGTTTGCTAAAGAACTAAACGGTAAGAATGTAGCAGCCTGTTGACCTAAATATTGTGGTGCTTCACCTTTCCACATCTTCTGGAATTGATCTAAACCTTCTAACCAAGTCTTACTTAAGATCTGATTAGATAACGCAATAATCATAGCACGTTGTAGTTCTCCTAAATCTTCTGCAAAACCAGGTAGGGAGTCTGTATCCCAACCACGTCTGTTCATATCAGTAACAAACATATTTATTTCTGCAGATAATCCTGCAAACATTGCAATAGGATCAAGACCACTAATTGGAATCCATTGGTCTAATACTGGAATATACATAGCATTCTCTTGAATACCTGCTGCTTTCCACGTATTACGCTCATTACCTGGTGCAGTACCTGTAATAAAACCATTGTAAGCATACAAACCAAACATACTATATAACATAGTACCCATAGTTAATCGTGCTTCTGCAATAGCCTTTCTACGTCCACCTGCAGCAATATCATCCCGCATCTTAGTAGAAAGTTTGTGTAAACCAGGCGTTCTACGACCAACAAACTTAACAATATTTACTGGAGTACGATAAAAAGGTACTAACCACTGACCACCAGGAAATTTCTTAATAGTGTTATCTACACTAGCAAGGGCTGGATTAATATTAAAACCTTTATCTACATTGTAAGTATCTGTAAATTCAGTTGCTTTAATCTCTTCCTGGAATGTACCTTCACGTGATCTTTCGATTGCTTCTCGATGAAACTTACCTTTATTAGCAGTTACATACTTCTTAATAAGTCCTTTTTCTCTTGGTGTAAGATCAGCAGACTTACCTTTTTGAAATAATGTGTTATGTGCTTCGTAAAACTCTTCAATATACTTTTGTTTAGCAATACCTTGTAGTTTTAGAATATTAGCTTCTCTAGTTGCAATATATTTAAGTTCAGAACCATAAATAGCACGTTTAAACATATCATCAGTAATACCTAGAGCTTGATATGGAGTACGAATCAATGCTCCTGCAGCATCTAACGTCTTAGCTACATTCTTTCTAATAGGTCCATCTGTGCTTTTCATCAAATAGTCCGATGAAATTGCACGATAAGAAGGTGTATCAAATTTTTGATAGAAGTCTAAGAAGCCTTCTTCTAATACATCTTCATATGGTTTTACTTTGTTCGCTGCAGCAATAGCATCTTGGTACTGTTTAGATTGTTCACCAAACTCCATACCAATCTTTTTTGCATTTTCTAATGCAGCTCGGTACTCTACCGCAGAACCTTTAGGTATTTGTTTAAGTGCATTAACCCAGTTCTCTAAGGCCATATTTGATAAATGCCAATTACTGTTTGTTAATGCTTCAATCTCATCCTTTTGTAAACCATCTTCAAGACCTTTCATTTTGCTGATTACACCAGCCATACGATATTCAAGTTGATTTATCTTTCGAACAGAATAATTACCAAGAACGTTCTTCATTAGCGTTACTGGAGACGATAATAGACCAGATGTACGCATTTCAGTTAACACACGACCTGTCTTCTTCCACCACGCATCATCTTTACTAAGGTCTTTCATCAAACGATTTAAGTTCATCGCACTATCAGTGTTTGCAAACTCTTTTAGTTTTTTATGAATACGCTTAGCAGTGGTTTTATCTACAATCTTTTTAGATGCTTGATCAAAATCTTTAGCAGCAAGTTGTTGTACTTCTTCTAAAAACTTAGCAGCATCTTCAGGAATTACATCAATACGTCCTGCAGAGGTTGTACGAGCAGCACTTGTTTGAATAGATTTAGAAGCTCGAACTAATAAGTCTAGCTCAGGCAACTCTTTCATTGTATTAAGAATAGCTACAACATCATCAGGGTCTGATTTATTTATAGTATCTTTAATTTTCTGGAATCTAGCCCAGTATTCTTTACGTAATAATGTTAGTGCAACTTCTTGACCACGTGTTTTAGCAACAGAAGTCTTAGCAAAAGGCATAATATCGTCACCAAGTTTCCTTCTTAGCTCTGCTGCTTGTTTTTCTGTAATAGCGAGTGGAATCTTACCTGATTTTGTGTATGCAATTGCTTCTTTACTATTTAAGATGTTTTCAAATATAGTTTGAGCAATTTTTTGTTCCTCAGCAGACTCAAATACTACACGATCATAGTTTAAAGCTGTCTCAGGTGGTTTAGTACCTTTAAATTCTGTTTGAGTTATTTCAATAGGACTAATTTCAACTTCTTTTTTAGGTTGAGTCTTAACTTCAGGCACATAATCTTCTGTTGGAGTACCTGTTTGTTTCGGAGGTTTAGGAATAATTCTGTCATTTGCTGCAAGATCATCAATCTGTGCTACAGCATCTTCAGGACTCTTTGCATTATTCCAAATTTTATCCTTTACAGATTTGTATCCTTTAACAATCCCAACAATTGCCTCAAGTGTTAAACTTAAACCACCACCTTCTAAAGCGTGTTTAAATTTATCTTCGGCTGCAGAGTCACTAGGGTCAGTTTTTAAATAGTTAACAATAGCATTATCCATCCCTGCGTCAGCAAGAACATTGGCTAAACGACCATCATCTTGATTCCAAATTGTAAAATCAATTACAGCACCTTTTGTAGTGGTTTCTAAAATCTTTCCTGTTTTTGTAGTTGCACCTCCGTAACCACGTAGTAGTACCCAGCTTGATATAAATCTAGAGAAACCTTCTACAACTTCACCAGTAGTTGTTTCTTGTTCACCTAAAAGATCAAGTAAGTTATTTGCAAAAGGTGTTTCAACTTCATCATATTCTTGACCAAAGGCCATACCAAGGGTCTTAGCACCTTCCTTAAATGCATTTACTGGGCCTCTTGCAGCACCACGCATAATATCTAAGGTTTGTGCCCAACCATCACCTTCTTTCTCTTCTTCCTTAAGATCAGCAATAAGTTGTTGACGATCCGCTTCTTCTTTTTTCTTTAGTTCTTCAATAAGAGCTAAACGATCTTGCTCTGCTTGCGATACCTCAGTATCTTCTACAATTGTTTCAGTTTGTCCTACCTCAGTAGCCATACTATCTCCTATTCACCAAAAATAGTGTTTATTAAGTTATCAATCCAACCTTCGTTTTCTTCTTGGAACTGTCTAAACTCGTCAGCAGTAATATCTGGATTCTGTTCTAAGAATTGTGCATTTAACTTATTCTCTTTTTTAGCTTTTAACATCCTTGCGTTTTTTTCTTTAAGAACATTTGCTGCTGCTTTATCTTCAGCTTTTTGCTTACTTCTAAGCTCTTCCTGTGTTGGATATTTAGCAATTACAGATTGTGCAATTCGATCCGCTTCTGCATATAGCTCTTTTGTTGGAGGATAATCACCATCATTATCTCTTCGATAATCTTCAACATAACTATTAAGAGCACGCCTAGCTGCTGTTACTCGTTGTGGTCCAGTAACTGAATCTTGGAAGAAACCATCTTTATTTATTGCAGCAACAGTTCTTGTAAGATCAGTCTCAACATCGTTAAGAGTGTTAATTTGAGTCTGAATCAAACCGTTGTCATAATCTTCTTTTATCTTAATTACATCAGCAGATAATTTTAGATAGTCTTCTTGAGTTAGAAAAGCCTTGTTAGCTCGTAGATCATCTATAGTTAATGTATTTTTTTGAATGCTTTGTTTTAAAGATACAACTCTTTCTGTATCACTTACTGGAGCAAACCCTGCTGTATCAATACGATCACGTACTGCTTCTAGTGCTTGACGATAGTCCTCTTTTTCCATCGTAGGTTCTGCGTCAAGTAAGTCTAAGTAGAACTCAGAAATAGTTTCAGGAGTTGTTGTTGGCTCTGAAGTTAAAGTAAAGGCTTTCTTTGCTAGATCTGCACTAGCTTTTTTACGAGCTTTATCCGCAGCAGTTGCTCGGCTTGTTGCAAGAGTAGTTAAAGAAGTTTCTAACTTATCAATTTCAGCACCATAAGTAGGATGGTCAGCATAATTAATACCATCCTTAGTTTTAATTTTTAAATAATTATCAATATGTGTTTGCCAATCAAAGTTAGGATTAGTTTGGGCCTGTTCTTTAATATAACTAGATACACGAGATACATAAAGATCACCTAGGTCTTTATTAGAGATGCCTGGACGACTTATTTTAATCTCAGATTGAAGTGTTGCAGCATC